AGAAATTGCTTGACGACCTTCGGCAGTGTTAGGGTTTGTCGGCAACTCATATCCAGATTCTTCTAGCATTCTCATAACGGCTTGAGAAGTGTTCATCCCACCATTTACCGCATCCATAACAGTTACGTTAATAGGATCCCACTTTGTCTTACCAGGATAATAGAACTCATGATTCAAGAAGGCGTGTGGTGTAGAGCCAATAGTAAAACCTGGCTTGCCTACATTCTTAACAAGGAATTCTTGAACCCCAGTTCCCCCGCCTGTTCCTGGAATACTTAAAAGAAACTTATAAGCTCTTTTAGGTTCGATTGCTGAATTTGTCCAAAAGTTGTTTGACATTTTTTATTATCTCCTGCTTTATTTAAATAGTGGTTGTTTGTTTTTAATCCTCAAAAGACGCACCAGTGTTTGTAATAACAAAATCTACAGCAATGAACTCAATAGCGCGAGTTGGCTTTAAGAATATCTTAGCGTACATGACATTTCTGTCTACCAAGTCTGGAGTGGTTGTAGTCTCGTCGAGAACAACTTTAAAATCTTCCAAACCTAGTCTTGCTTTGACGCTCTCTAGGAAAGGAACAGCTTGACCTGTAAATCTATCCCAGGTTGTTTGTACGTTAGGGTCGAATAGAAGTCCATTTGAAATTCTAGAAATCTCTTTCTTTACATTAATCAAAAGCCTTCTCACGTTAATTCTGTCAAGGGCACTTCTTGTTGTTTGAAGTGTTTTTTGACCGAATACAACAAGCCCTTCATCTGGGAAAGAGGCAATAGGATTAATATTTGCTTCATAAAGCTTGTCTCTATCCTTAGATGATAATTTTTCAGTTACACCAACGACCGGAATACCTGCGGCTCCAGCTGTTAGTCCGCCTCGATTAAATCCAGCCGGTGCAAACCAGACTTCCGAAACTGCTTGCGAGAACGACAATGTTCCGACAGCCGCAACCGAAGGAGGGCAGAAAAATGTTCTTCCAGAATCTGAGTCTCTTACTTTCGTCCAAGGATAGTAAGCGGCTCCATAGCTGTTATTGATTTGTCTGTCTTTTAATGCGCGAGCAGCTTTTTCAGCATTACCGCAATTTGCTTCATCATAGTCGTTTCCTGGAGTGTTTCTATCTGATGCTGGAACAAATCCTTGTTCAATATCAATAATACCAAGAGCATCACCGCGAGACTCACAAACATCAATTACTCTATCAGTCAATCCAGTTACAGTGACACCAGGAACCGAAAGGACGTTCATATCTACGTTTTCTGGGTCAGCACAAGTGTCAATTGCGATTCTTACAGTATTGTAAGCATAGCTTGACATTTGATTTTTTCCGTCCATTTCATTATTATTGAATGGCTCAGACTCTAGAATGTCAACACCATCGAAACCACCGTGCATTGGGATTGTAAATTGATTAAATCCAGCATCAAGTGTCGCCTTATATGAGGCTGACAAAAATCCGCTTGGTGAAGCTGAACCAGTAGCACTAATTGAGCGACCAGCTTTACGAGAACCTGAAATGTAATATGCCTCAAAATTATCCAATGTTGAGTATGAATCTGATTCCCATCGAGACACGTTATCTAGCGTAAAGATATAAGAGAATTCTGTAGCATTAGCAGTCTCAGAAGTCGTAGGACCAAATTCACCATGCCCAGCACTATCTGGAAGACCTCTTGTTAGGTCAATATATGTGTCGTCAAAACGATTATTTGTATTAACTGTGTCTAGTCCAAAGTAAGCATCTGTTGGATCTGAAAGGTTTCCTGTTTTGGTGTTTGAGCGCAACTTTGTTGCTGGGTAGGTAAAGCTTGCTTCCAAGCCTATTGGCATGTAAGCAATAAGTGCGTCGGGAACAGTTGCTCGACCATCAAGATTCGCGCCACCAAAAGCAATTTGATTGAGATTTGTTTCACTGGCTGCGGTTCCTGATAGTGCGGCAGGTCGGGATACTGTGGTTGAACCTGAAACAACCTTCCAGCCCACAGGACGAATTGGTCCTTGATAACCAAATGGAAGAAGAGTTGGATTATCTCCTAGACCTGTTGCTTCTTCAATATAAAAATACTTTGAGTTGTTTTCATATTCTCCGTGATATCTCCAACGACGATCATCATCTGACCATCTAGCATATTGATTACCAACGCGAGCAGCAACATAATTTGGAGACTCTGGGTTTAAGTTAAGATTCGAGAAGCTTTCTAAAACAACTGGTGCGACATCTTTATCAGATGCTTTTCTAAGGACAAGAGAGAATGAACCATACTTGTCAGCAGGATCATTTGAGTAACGAATATCTTCAATCGAGACTTTTACACCGCTATTAGTCCAAGAGCCATGATCTAGAGCTACAACTTTAAATAGTTTTGGAAGGTTTCTAGGATTAAATGAGCCAGTTGGACCTAAATCTTGCCCGACAATCCAAGGTGTTGTTGCTGGGTTGGAGTTAATTTGATTTACATTGTAGCTACAATCAAAGCCATCATCTCCAGAATTATCTACATCAAGACCCATAATAACACCATAGACTCCACCAGTATCTGAACCATTGGATATGCTTGTGCGAATTATTTCTTCGTATGTTTCTCCGAGCCAATAATTTTCATATTGTTCTCCGTTTGAGGAATAAAGGGAACTGTTTAGTTTTGTAGGATTTGTATTAAAAACCTTTCTAATAAATTTTTCACTTGTTGGGTCAAAGTTAAAAGAGAATTTTTTATCAGCCACAGCATTACCACTTAAAAGTAATTGAGCAGTCCATCCACCACCAGTTCCCACAGCTGCATTTTGAAAAAGCCCAGCAGTAGAGGAAGTGACAGCAGTCCCATCAGCAGGTGAGCCAGAAAGAGCCATGCTATATCCACCGCGAGTGTAGAATACGGCAGCCAAGCTACCAGTGTTGTTGTTTGAGCCAGAATCAACAAGGAAAAGACCGAAAGCTCCACCTTCGTGGCTTTTTGCGCCACCACCGATTTTCCAACCAGCTTCGCCCGCATTAGTATCAGCATCAGTATGAGCACGTCCAAGAAGACGAACAAAAGTTAGTGGTGAACTGTTTGCCAACCAAGCTTGAGCTGCGTAAGCACCATATTGAGGAGATAAACCTTCATTACCGTCACGCCAAACATCACCATTTTTTCCTCCTGGTAAAGGATTGCCAAAAATTTGAACAAATTCGGTGAAATTTTGAACCTTTACTGGTTGAAGTGAAGGACCGCGTTGAGCGCGACCAATGATAACTGGTCCGATTGCTTCTGGTTCATCTGGAATTTGCGATCTGTCAAGCTCTCTGAGTTGAACTCCAGGTGAAACAAAACGATATTTTTTGGATGCCATGTGATTAAATCTCCTTATTATTCTTTAATAATCTTTTATAAATAGTGTGTTTACAAGCGAAAAGACGAAACAATTAAGGTATGTACTTTCCTTTTATCCAATCTGGTTCATCTCCCATTATCACTCGCTCTCTTTGTGTCTTAACTTCAACAGCATTTTCTCTTATAACAATATTTGGCTGCTTTTGATTTTTGTCTCCGCCAACCAAATAACCAAGTACTTTTATTCCTACGTTTGTCTCATAGACTCTCGTTTCGCTCCCTAGGTCGTTTAAAGTATTTGTTGAAGCAAAGCTAGAATCAAAAAACCCTTCATAAGTATGACCGTCTTTTTTTAAAAGCTTGTAGTTTATCCCACTTGTGTTAGTAACAAATGGCTGAACTATTTCATTCATTTGTTGTTGATATTCTGCTCTTATTTTAATATTATACGTAACAGAAACATATATAGGGGCTGGAATTGTTACTGTTTCATAGACTACTTTCTTTTCGTTAACTTTTTTACGATCAGGAAAGTTTATTTGTTGAGATCCTGGGTTTCCTTTGTTTCCAACAATATTATTTTTCTTTCTATAGGCGTCCGCATTAAGAAAGTTTCCTGATTTATCTTGATTTATTTTTCTTTGAATAGTTATCTTTCCGCCCTTATAATCATTTATAGGAAGATTGCTGGCGTATAACACACCTTTGTCAGTTAGGCTTTTTTCAAAACTCTCTCTTTGAATTGTCATCATAGGGAATATTAAAGTTCCGTTATCATCTCTAAGATCTTTATTATCTTTAACCTGAAAGGCTCGTTCGGAAGCGACCCAAATAACTGGAACTTTTTTAAAGCCTTTATTTGTTGTGCAAAAAGCATTTATTTCATTATTGATATATTCATAAAGAGCATAATCAATAGTCTCTAGAGTGGAAGGCTTATATGATAAGACTTGTTCCATTGTACCGCTTACATTGTTCATATTTATTTACCGTCAAACAGCCCCTCTCTAGCTTTCGCACACTTAGCAGATATCTCTAATTGATTTTCATTTTGACCAAACAATTGTTTTGGCTCATTGAGGGTTATAATTTCATAATATTGTTGATTATATAAAATAAAATCGCCTTCTCTAACAAACACATCTTGATCTTCCGTTAAACGTCTTTTGTGGAAATGACACGTTAGTTCATAAATCCTGTCTAATCCATAGTTAGTTGTTGTTGTTTCATTTCCGCTCCAGTCAATAAGAGCATAAACTCTGATTGGTGGCAAAAAGTTTTTTTCTATTGCTTCTCCATAAAGAGGGTGATAGTTTGTATGTTTTCTGCTTATAGGATAATAGGCAATTGTTTGACCAATCACTCTCTCTATAAGTTCATCATTGACTTGCTTTACCAAATCTCTTTCTTTTTTATTGAAAAAAAGAGGTGGTGGAGGATTATTTGGTCTATTCCATTTATTGTCGTCTGACATTAAAAAATCCTCCTTATCCTACAAAAATCTTCATAGGAACATTCTGCTGTAATGTTTTTGCCTCTTCAGCCATTTTAGCATCTTTAGTGACCATCGCTTCGTATGTTAATCTATCCAATAATTCTTTAAGCTCTGCTTTCAGGGCATCTTTTTCAGCTTGTGATTGTGTCGCCAACTCTGATGCGTTTAAAGTTACAGCATCGCCCGGTAGTGGGATTGCTCCGAATTTACCGCGAACTTGAGCGAGCATACCTTTTGAAATTGCTAGGGCATAATTTCTTATCCACTGCTTACCCATGCTATTAATATTTTCATACGGGATGTTAGCAAATGGCAAGGTATTGTAATTGTTGATTCCATCTTTACCGTCAAGCCTTGTAGGATCAGATTCCCAAGCATCTTGCGGAATAGTAAATTCAAACCAAATTTTTTGTGGACTTATGAAATCAAAAGGTGAACTTGGAGCAGGATAAATTTTTAAGTAATTATCTCTTATTTCGTATGAGTAGTGTGAGGCTCTAGTGTAAAGACTATCTTCAAAAGCCATCGCTTGTGATTTGTTTTGCCAAGTTGGTACAACCTCAAATGTAGAGTCATCTGAATATTGACCATAGGTATTCAGGTTTCCTACAACATTCAATCCACCATAGTAACCATAAAACCTCCACATTGCGGCATTTGATTTATAATAAACTTTTCTTATCTCTATTCTTCTATTATTGACGCTTCCTGTAAAATCTACGGAAGAAGACACAGATAAATCTTGAACAACTTTTTGTAAATCATATTCTTGTTGGTTGTCAACCATATCAACTGACGCGGAATAAACTCTTCCATCACCAAGAGCGGCAGCTCTGGCAAGCCCATCAGAAACCTTTGTTGAGTACGTAAAGTTAAATGATGGAAATTTTAAGGCAACATGGGTGCCACTTAAGCTTGATGAAAGTTCACCAGACTCTAAAGCTCCTTTATGATCAAAAGTTCCTGTTGTAGCACCAAGAAAATCAGAAAGAACATTGACTGCCTGATGATTGTTGACAATATACGAATATTCCAAAACAGCTAATTCATATGATGTATAAATGTTTTGTTCCGTTAATTCGATGTCTAAAACATCCCCACCTAGCATTTTATATGTATAAGCTACTTGAGAAGCAGCTCCTGATAAAAATTCATCTGAACTTAAATAAACTCCATAGGGAACAGCAGTTGAAATAACATTTGCTGTGTTTCCTGTAGCTGGTAGTACATATGGGCTTGTTTGCTGTACAGGTGTTAAGGTAGGTGGTGCTGTCATTTTTCTTTCTCCTATGAGTTAAATAGTTGTTTTTGGCACAAAAGATAAAAGAAAACCCCACTTCCCGCAAGGAGAAGTGAGGCTTCTTAAGAGTTGCTATGAACTAAAGGGATATTAACCCAATAGATCCTCACAGATTACAAGACCGTACATATCTGGTCTTACCATCTTCTTCGCATAGCGAGTCATAACGCCCTTACGAGGAACGAATGATTCTGGGTCGAAAATGGTTGGAGTAACTTGTAGAGGCACATATGGAGCATAAACATAACCGCTTTCTAGGAAGCTGTTACCTTTACGACCAACCAATACTACGTTACGAACAAAGTAAGGATCGACATAGATGTCAAGTTTCTTGCTTAGTTGACCAACTTTAACTGCGCCAGCAGTACCACGATTTTCATCAGCAGTCGTGTCAGCACGGAAACCACTTGTAAACTCAAGGATGTTTGCTACTTCTGGGCTAACTACAATGAAGTTAGCTCCACCGCGCAATGTTTTGCGGTGAATTTGTGCAGAAACGTCATTGATGGTCTCAAGAAGTGTCTCATACCATTCAGAAACTGTACCAGTGAAATCTGGATATAGAGTTCCGTTAGTTGAGATACCAGTTTCGCGATTTACGAATTTACCTGGTTTACGAGACCAGAAGAATGTTCCCGCTGTAGCTCCCTTAACAAGATCTTCAAGAATTTCTTGGTCAATCTCAAGAGCGATTTGCTCAGACAATAGAGAGGTCAACTCAACTTCAGCATCCAAGTTGTGATATGCGTTGATGTCTTGTTGAAGCTCTGGTGTCCATTTCGCCTTGAGTTTTTTGGTGATTGCTGTTACGGATACTGAATCAACTTTGATATCAATTTCTGGAATAGCGGTTTCGTTTTCAAGACCCCAAGCTGTGTCACCAACGACACCACCCAAGGTTGCGCTTGAAGTAAAGTTATCTACAGCTGCATAGCTAATTGCCAATGAAGCTGTAAGGTGATTGCTAGTGTCTCCACCTTCAGCAAACATTAGAACGTGCGTTTTGGTAGAGCCGCTAAAGCGAGTCAATCGGCGAAGATGTTGAACACCGTCAGCAACCATACCGACACCAGCAGAAGAAGAAATTGTGATAGAAACAAGATCGTCTTCATTTAGAGCAAGACCACTGTTATTAAAAGCAGATACAGGGTATTTACCAACAGCAATCTGAGAAGAACCAGAAGCGAGATCTGGATCGAACTGGCAAAGCGCATCAAATGCTTCATCACCATTTCCAAAAACTGCTGCGTTTTCTGCTGAACCTGTTGTGGTAACAGAACCCGTCGGTGAAGCATAACCATTGTTCAAAGAACGGAAACTGGTCTCAACATTAAGACCAGTAAGATCGACACCACCAGTAATTTGTGAACCAACTTTTCCACCACCATAAACTGATGTGTTGATTTCGTTTCCAAGACGATTAGAATTAAATGTAAAGTCGAGGAAGAAAATAAGACCAGATGGTAGGCTCATTGGTTGAACTGAAACAAGTTCGTTAGCTATAAGACCGCCGAATACACGACGAACGATAGGGAATGCTACAGCAGCAAAACCTTCGACATCTCCTGCTGCCATTGTTGATGCTTCACGAAGAAGCTCTTTGGCTTGATTCTCTAAAAGAGCAGCCATGTTGTTGCGGGTATGATCATTGCCAATACCCTCAAGAAGACCAGTTTTTTCCCATTTGTCTAGGATAGCTGCGCCTTCTTTTTGAACGTCGCGACGAACGACGCCTTCTGTCAATTTTTCAATAATAGACATAATTTTTCTCCTTAAATAAGTCCAGCAAGTTTTTTCATTCGCTTAGAAACTTGTTCTTGTACGGATGAATCTACTGGTTTGTTTGATTTCAAAATAAGTTGATTATTTTTGCTTGTTACTTCAGAAAGGTTATTGGGGGCACGATTTTTTCGCGCTTCCAATTCCTCATTCAAAGTATCAAAAATAATCTTTGCTTCATTAATAGAATCCGCATTTGAAACCTTTTCGACAAGACGTTGCTTTTGTCGCTCATTCAAGGAGTCCGATTCCAGAATACGATTTTGG